ATGGGTAAGGATGGACTTAAGCTCTATCCTTTGAACCGATATGTAGTAGACAGAGATGGTAACGGTAATGTTATTGAAATTGTAACAAAAGAAACAATCTCGAAAAAATTACTGAAAAAATTTAATCCAGATTATAAACCGCCTCAACCCAATGAGTCATCTGACAATACAACACGTCACGATGATGAATGTGATATTTATACACACGTTGTTTTAGATAACAATCGTTGGATGTGGCATCAGGAAGTAGACGATCAGATTCTTCCTAAGTCAATGAGTAAATCTCCTCTTGACTCTAACCCCTGGCTTGTGCTACGCTTCAACCACGTAGACGGCGAAGTCTACGGACGTGGTAGGGTAGAAGAGTTCCTTGGTGATCTAAAGTCACTTGAAGCTCTGTCACAAGCACTGGTTGAAGGCAGCGCAGCAGCTGCTAAGATTGTATTCACTGTCAGTCCAAGCTCCTCCACCAAACCATCGACACTTGCTAAGGCAGGTAACGGTGCTATCATCCAGGGACGACCTGATGACATTGGTGTAGTACAGGTTGGAAAGACAGCTGACTTCCAGACTGCCTATCAAATGGTAGGTACATTATCACAACGTCTTAGTGAAGCATTCCTTATTCTTAATGTTCGTCAGTCTGAAAGGACTACAGCAGAAGAAGTAAGGATGACACAGATGGAACTAGAACAACAACTTGGTGGACTATTTAGTCTACTTACTGTTGAGTTCTTAGTACCATATCTTAATCGTAAACTAAACGTTGCACAGAAAACTGGAGAGATCCCACGCTTACCTAAAGGTGGTATTGTTAAGCCAACTATTGTTGCTGGTATCAATGCACTTGGCCGTGGTCAGGATCGTGAAAGTCTTGGTCAATTCCTACAAGTTATTGCTCAGACAATGGGTCCAGAAGCTATTCAACAGTTTATTAATCCAGAAGAAGTTGTCAAACGTTTGGCAGCAGCATCTGGTATCGACGTACTCAACCTTGTGAAGAGTATGGAAGAAATACAAGGTGAACAACAGCAAGCAATGCAACAACAGCAGGCTATGGCTGCACAACAAGCCGCACCACAGATGGCAGCTGTTGAACAAAAGCGTGAGCAAGCAGCTATGCAATCCATGCAACAACAAGCACAACAACCACCACAAGTTTAATGAGTGAAACACTAACATCAACTGATGCACCAGCTGATCAGTCAGAACTAAATGCTGATGAGCAAGAGTCTCTAGCTATTGCTGAGGCTAATGAAGGGGAACAACAACAGTTGCTAGCAGGTAAGTTTGATAGTCCACAATCTCTTGAACAAGCTTACCTAGAATTACAAAAGAAACTTGGTGAGTCACGTGAGGAAGAACCTCAAGCTGATGAGTCAGAAGAAGAGACAGAAGAAACAGAAGAAGAGGAACAAGAAGAAGCTGTTGAAGGTCAACTGACTGAAGCACAAGCACAACAACTATATACAATGGTTGGTGGTGAAAAAGAATATCAATCTATGCTAGAATGGGCAAGTCAATCTCTTTCAAAAGAAGAAATTGAAATGTATGATTCTGTTATGGGTGCTGGTAATGCTAATTCTATTTACTTTGCTGTTCAAGCATTGGCTAACAAGTATTCAGATTCTGTAGGTTCAGAAGGTCAACTTCTGACAGGACGTGGATCAGCAGAATCTAATGCCGTCTTCCGTAGTCAATCAGAACTTGTACAAGCTATGAGTGATCCACGTTATGATAATGATCCTGCATATCGCTCGGACGTTATGGCTAAACTTGAAAACTCTGACCTTGCTTTCTAATGATTGATTGCCCACAATGTACTGTACAAGAGCAGTACGTTCTAGAACAACTACAGACTTCTGCGGGTGTAACAGATCGAACTGCACTTGCTGTTATTATGGGTAACATCTATCAGGAGTCAACCTTTAAACCTAACGTCTGTGAAGGCGGTACTATTATTCCCTATGATAGATGCCTTAAGGGTGGTTATGGTTTAATTCAATGGACATCTAAACATCGTTATGATGAACTAGGTACATTCTGTGTTGAACGGAATGCTGATCCTAGTTCTTTAAAATGTCAAACAGCTTACATGATACATGAGCTAAGATTTAGGGATGACCTTAGCTCATTTCTGACTAACCATCAGACAGTCCCTTACTATATGAATGCTGCTTATCACTGGTTAGGGTGGGGCGTTCATGGTAATCGTACAAAACACACTTATTCTTTTTTAAACAAACTAAAATGAAAATTCTTGCTATCCTTCCTGCAGCACTGTTTGCTGCTGCACCAGCCGCATTCGCCGGTCCTTATGTAAACGTTGAGGCAAACTCTGGTTATACTGGTAACGATTATTCCGGCACTGTTATTGATAACCATGTTGGATACGAAGGTAACAACTGGTATATCCAAGCAGGTCCTGCTGTTGTCCTTAGTGATGCAGCCGAATCTGAACTGGAACTCTCCGGTAAGGTCGGAGGTACCACGTCTCTTAGTGAGCGTCTAGATCTTTATGGAGAGGTGTCCTTTTTGACTGGAGATAACGATACTTCTTATGGTACTAAAGCAGGTTTGAAGTACTCATTCTGATGAACGATACACAGATCTGGCCCACCGAACCCCGCATGTACATGGAAGAAGTAACTGTGAATCACAACGAAAAAGCTGAGAAGCTGAACGGTCGCCTGGCAATGCTAGGTGTCATCGCAGCACTAGGTGCTTATGCACTGACTGGTCAACTTATCCCTGGAGTCTGGTAATGCCACAAGGTAAAGGAACATACGGTACACAAAAAGGTCGTCCACCTATGAAAGGAACTAAGAAAGGAACTAAGAAGTAATGGCAAATGTCAGCCTCAAGATCGGTAAGCACAAGTCCCGTTCAGGCGGGCTGACACTTGCTGGTATAAAAAAAGTCAACGAAGAAACTGGTTCTAATTTAAAACCTGCCGTTACAGGAAAGCCTAAAGCTGGTACTAAAGATGCCGGTCGTAAGAAGTCTTTTTGTGCTAGGATGGGTGGTGTCAAAGGACCAATGAAAAAGCCTAACGGAAAGCCAACCCGTAAAGCGTTGGCATTAGATAAATGGAATTGTAAAAAATGACTAAACCTGGTCTCTATGCAAACATCCACGCTAAGCGGAAACGCATCAAAGAAGGTAGTGGAGAAACAATGCGCTCACCTGGGAGTAAAAAAGCTCCTACTGCTAAACAGTTTAAGCAAGCAGCAAAAACTAGAAAAAAAATAAATAGCTAAATAGAATAAGGGAGGTGCAATTCCTCCCCTAGCTCTAGACAGCCAAGTCTTTAAACTGGTCTTACTTAATTTTACTTACCCAACCATGAACTATTACTTAAATGACCGCTGTACTTTCAAGACCACAAAAACTAAATAACTGGGAAGCCTTTTGTAACTGGGTTACCTCTACTAACAACCGTCTCTATGTCGGTTGGTTCGGAATCCTTATGATTCCCACGCTGCTTGCAGCTACTATTTGTTTCATTATTGCCTTCGTTGGCGCACCCCCCGTAGACATCGATGGCATCAGAGAACCAGTCGCAGGCTCACTCCTGTACGGAAACAACATCATCAGTGGGGCCGTCGTCCCATCTTCCAACGCAATCGGATTGCATTTCTACCCAATTTGGGAAGCTGCTTCGCTTGACGAATGGCTCTACAACGGTGGCCCGTTCCAACTGGTCGTCTTCCACTTCCTCATTGGCATCTATTCTTACATGGGACGCGAATGGGAACTTAGCTATCGATTAGGGATGAGGCCCTGGATCTTTGTCGCATACTCAGCACCAGTCGCCGCAGCATCAGCGGTCTTCCTTGTCTATCCATTTGGACAAGGTTCTTTTTCAGATGCAATGCCTCTTGGTATTTCCGGGACCTTTAATTACATGCTCGTCTTCCAAGCTGAGCATAATATCCTTATGCACCCTTTTCATATGCTTGGCGTTGCCGGCGTATTTGGTGGGTCTTTGTTCAGTGCTATGCATGGTAGTCTTGTCACCAGTTCCCTGGTTAGGGAGACGACCGAGAATGTATCTCAGAACTATGGGTATAAATTTGGACAGGAAGAAGAGACATATAATATTGTTGCTGCTCATGGGTACTTCGGACGATTGATCTTTCAATATGCATCATTTAATAACTCACGTAGCCTCCACTTTTTCTTGGCTGCATGGCCTGTTGTTGGCATTTGGTTTACTAGCTTGGGTGTTAGCACTATGGCTTTCAACCTTAACGGCTTCAACTTTAATCAATCCATTGTCGATAACGGGAACCGTATTGTCCCTACTTGGGCTGATATTCTTAACCGTGCGGGATTGGGAATGGAAGTAATGCATGAGCGTAATGCCCATAACTTCCCACTTGATCTGGCAGCAGCGTCTACCACTGAGGTAGCACTGACTGCACCTGCTATTGGTTGATGTACTTACGTTCATCCGTTAGGACGCATGCCGCCTAGTCATGGAACGGGGGCTAGGTAATTGGATTTAACAATGACTGTTACTCTCACTTATCGCGGCAACAAGTACAACAAAACTGTAAATAAGAAATAGGCTTACAGAGGGGTTCGAGTCCCCTCTTTACTATTGGCA